ATAAGCACACTTCTTGCAGATAACGTAGATGATATATTTACATCACATCGTGATATATGGAATTCTCTAAAATCATATTATTATAAGTTTAAGGCTGTGCCAGAAGTTGGAATATTAGTAGAACGTTTCAAAGACTTTGAGCCAGTTGCTACAAAAGGAGAAACTGGGTACTACTTAGATAAACTTAAGAATGAGTATTTGTCTGCCAGACTTAAGTCTATTATTATTCAATCAGGATCCGCATTAAAAGAAGATGCTGCATCTCGTGTGCTTGCAGAAATGCAATCTAAGCTAGCATCCTTAACAAAGTTTACAAATAATGTTCGTGACATAGATGTTATTGATTTAGAGGCTGCAGAAAATCATTTCCTTTCGGTTAAAGAACGATCTGCTGTAATGGGCGGTAGTCCAGGAATTCTAACAGGTTTCGATGCTATCGATAAAGCATATCCTACAGGTATGGCTCCAGGACATTTAATTGTTGCTATTGGTTGGCCAGGTAAGGGTAAGACTTGGTTTACTTCATACCTAGCATGTAAAGCTTGGGAGCAAGGATTTAAGCCAATGATCGTATCTCTTGAAATGTCTCCTGAAAATATGCGTGACCGTATCTATACAATGCTTGGCTCTGGATTATTTCGTGCCAGCGATTTATCAAAAGGTGATATCGACTTAGATACATTTAGATCTTGGGGCAAAAAGAAGTTTGATGGCAAGAGTTCCTTTGTTCTAGTTTCTAACGAAGGAACCGCAGAAGTGACTCCCGCAACTATTCAAGGTAAGATTGACCAGCATAAACCAGATTTAGTTATTCTTGACTATCACCAATTGTTTAATGATAACAAGCGCAGCAACTCTGAAGTAGAGCGTAACCGTAATATCTCTCGTGAGTTTAAACTTCTTGCGGTATCAAATAGCATTCCCGTAATAGATATTACAGCGGCCACAGCAGATGATATATCAGATCAGGATAATCCTCCTATGATGAGTCAGGTAGCATGGTCAAAGGCAATTGAATATGATGCTGATATGGCTATGGCTATTCATAGGTATCCAGGAACAAATATGATTGAAGTAGTTAGCCGTAAGAACCGTCACGGTTATGAGTTTGACTTCTATCTAGATTGGGATATTAATCGTGGTGTTATTACTCCGATTTATGAAAATTTACCAGATATGAATAATGACTCATCGAAAAATTAAAAGGTTTCAGATAGCGGTAGAGTTTAATGACAATTCTCAGCTAATAAGTTTAAGACCACAATACGAAAACTTATTAACTCAGGACATGAGGGGCAAAGGCTATATCAGAGTACTTGACATAGACACAGCCTTTTCGGTAGAATTTACTGGCGAGACATGGAAGTTCTTAATGAGCATTCATGGTGTTTATGTGGGAAAGAAGAAAGCATGGCAATTAGAGGGTATAACACAGGGGAAGTCGATACCACGCAGTATTCGCCAGCACATATCAAGTCCATCCTAAAATCAATAGGATTGGAAGTGACTGGTGAAACTAGCAATGACTTTCTATGCTACTGCCCATTTCATTCTAATAGGCATACATCCAGCTTTAGCGTAAGCCGTGAAAAAGGTGCGTTCATTTGCTTTAACCCATCATGTGGAGAAGCAGGAACAATTCAGGAATTAGTTAAGCGTGTAATGAATAAGACAGAGTTTGAAGCAATGAGATTTATATCTTCAAAAGAATCAGAGGCGCTAGAAAACTTTGATGAATTGCTTGCAGAGACTATGGCAGACAAGCCAACATTTGAAGAGTTTAATTAAGACACTCTGGATAAACTGCACAAAGGCTTGCTATCAAGTGATAAGGCAAAAGATTATTTTAAGTCTCGTGGCATAATGCAAGAAGCCCTTGAACATTTCAGCCTTGGATACTCAGAAAATATGGGCATGGTAACTGTTCCAGTTCATAGCCCAGATGGAATGGCTATAGGAATTGTAGGAAGATCTATTGAGGGCAAGTCGTTTAAGAATAGCACCAATTTGCCTAAGAGCAAGACACTGTTTAATATTCATAGTGCTAAAAGAATTGGAGATCAAGTTATCGTTGTAGAGTCCAGCTTTGATGCTATACGTATACATCAGGCTGGTTTTCCAAATGTTGTTGCAACTTTAGGAGGATTCCTGTCAACTGAACAACAAAATCTATTGAATAGACATTTTAATAAAATAACCATTATGACAGACAACGATGTTGCTGGCAGAGATTTAGGATATAGCATAGCCAATAAATTAAAATTCAAAGACCTCTTGTGGGCTTCGTACGAATATGGTAAGATATATCCTCATGGTGCAAAAGATGCAGGCGATTTAACCGATGAGGAAATTAAAGTCTGTATAAAAAATTCTGTATCCGACATGGAATACAGATCCTGGAACTCATGATATAATGAAAACACAGATGGATATATACCATCAACTACAAACAAGGAGATACATATGAGTATAGTAAAGGGTCTAAAGGACCTAAACAAAGCACTCGATAAGCCGTCATATTCTGGCGGAGATGAGAACAAAGGCCGTTGGCTAAAGGTTGAAGACGGCGAAAGCGTAAAGATTAGGTTCTTACAAGAACTTGATGCAGATTCACCTAATTATAATGATAAGCTTGGTTGCGGATTTATCGCATTAGAGCACACAAACCCAAAGGATTATCGTCGTAAGGCTCTAGACACAATGGAGTCCGAAGGACGTGACTGGGCAAATGAACAACATCGCAAAGATCCAAAGGCTGGCTGGAAAGCCAGGACCCGCCTATATATCAACGTCTTGGTAGACGATGGTAAAGAAGAGCCATATGTTGCAATTCTTTCACAAGGTACAAGCGGTAAAACAATTACACCTACCTTAATTGAATACGCTGGCGAGATGGGAAGCATCACAAACCTGATGTGGAGAATCAAGCGCAATGGTTCAAAAACAGACACAAGTTATACAATCATTCCACTAGCAAAAGATGAGACCCCATTCGATTTTGCTGCGCTAGAATTGTATGACCTAGAAAAAACAGCAGTACGTCACGTTCCATATGCAGAGCAAGAAGCTTTTTATATGGGCGAAACTGGTAATGCCGAAGAGTCTTCTGCATCATCCAGTAGCGTAGACTGGTAGCATTAAATAGCGGAGGCGGTATTGACCGCCTCCGCATTATTTAGTAAAATAACATAATGAAAACATACGATATACCAGACCCATTTAAAACATTTGTTTCTAATAAATATAAAAACTACGTGGGCATGGTATATGATTTCTTTGCCAGAGAATGGCATATGAAGTGTGGATGTTGCAAAGAAGATTTACACGCACCAAATAAAAAAACTATGATTAAGATTAGGCTTTATCATACTCGAAATGAATGTTTAGGCGGATACTAATGAGTTTTACCCATCTTCACGTTCATTCATATTATTCATTAATGGATGGTCTTAATTCTCCAGCCGAACTTGTCAAGGCAGCAAAAGATGCTGGTCAAACATCATTAGCAATTACAGACCACGGTACACTGTCATCACATCGTGAAATGCAAATAGCATGTAAAGATCAGGGCATAAAGCCTATCCTTGGCGTAGAGGCTTACATATCTCCTACAGATAGATTTGATCGTGCATCAAAAACAGATAAATCAATTCAGGCTTACAACCACATTATCCTTCTTGCTAAAAATAAAAAGGGTTTAGAGAACATAAATATTTTGCAGGAGCTTGCATGGAACGAAGGCTTTTATCACAAGCCACGTATTGATAGGGAGATACTTAATGAATACTCGGAAGGCGTTATTGTATTGTCTGGATGCCTTAATGGTCTTATCTCTAAGTGCATCGAGAAGAATGAGTTCTCTGAAGCTAAACTTATTCTCAAAGACTTTAAGAAGAATTTCGGTGAAGATTTTTATATTGAGGTTCAGGCTCACAATCCGAAAGAAATAAATGAAGGGCTGCTATCGCTAGCAGATGAACTTAAAATTAAGGCGGTGGCAACAGGAGATGCCCACTTTGCCAAAGAAGAAGACCGTATATTAGAAGAGGCTATGCTTATTCTATCCACATCTCCAAAAGCAGACAAAGAAGCAGATTTTGAAATGTCTCGTCAGATGAAAGATATGTTAGATAGATTTAACTATCTTTATCCTGACAGGAAAATATCATTTGTAGACTATAACCTATTTATTCAGACTAGGGCTGAAATAGAGGCAGACTTTAATAAGGCTGGCATAGATAGAACCGACATATATACCAATACTATGGAGATAGCCTCTAAAATTGAGGAATACGACTTTTACCAGGGTTTAGACCTATTGCCTGTCCCTAAGACCAATGCAGACCAGAAACTGTCCCAAATGGCCTTTGAAGGCCTAGAAAGGCTACATCTGACCTCGTCATGGATGGGAAATGACCTATATGAGCAAAGGCTGATTGAAGAATTAGAAGTAATTAAAGATAAATCATTTGCCTCATACTTCCTAGTTGTAGCAGACATGGTCAATTGGGCTAAGGATAATAATATTATGGTTGGACCAGGTCGTGGTTCCGCCGCTGGCTCCCTTGTCTGCTATGCCCTAGGAATTACAGATGTAGATCCAATTGAATATGATCTCCTATTCTTCCGCTTCATTAATCCTGAGCGTAATGACTTTCCAGATATCGATACAGACTTTGAAGACCGTCGTCGTAAAGAAGTTAAAGATTATTTAAAAAAGAAGTTTAAGCATGTGGCTTCTATTTCTACCTACACTTATTTTAAAGACAAAGGTGTAATTAGAGATGCTGCCCGTGTATTTATGGTCCCATTGTCAGATGTTAATCGTGCACTAAAACAAATAGACACATTTGAAGACTTTATGGACTCTCCAAACACTAAAGAGTTTAGGATTAAATATCCAGAGGTAGTGTGGCTTGCAGAAAGATTACGTGGAAAGATTAGGTCTGTTGGCGTACATGCAGCAGGTGTAGTTGTAGCTAAAGACGACCTAAGAAAGTTTGCGCCAGTAGAATCTAGAGCAGATTCAGATGATGATGTTTCTGGCCGTATACCAGTTGTTGCATACGACATGGATACTGTTGCCGACATAGGCCTTATCAAGATGGATGCTTTGGGCCTAAAGACATTATCTGTAATTGCAGATACACTAAAGTCTATTAAAGATAGATCTGGTAAACAAATTAATTTATCTGAAATACCTTTAGATGACAGCAAGGTTTACAAGACATTAAGCGAAGGATACACTAAAGGTGTATTTCAGGCAGAAGCAACCCCATATACAAACCTATTGATTAAAATGGGTGTAGATAAATTTGAAGACCTTGCAGCATCGAATGCTCTTGTTCGTCCAGGAGCAATGAATACTGTAGGTGCTTCATATATTAAAAGAAAGCATGGCCAAGAAGCCGTTCAATATGTACATAATATAATGAAGCCTTTTACAGAAAATACATATGGTGTTATTATTTATCAGGAACAAGTTATGCAGGCCTGCGTACATTTGGGCGGTATGACTTGGGCAGAGGCTGATAAGGTTCGTAAGATTATTGGAAAGAAGAAAGATGCAAAAGAATTTGATCAATTCAAAGATAAGTTTATACAGGGGGCTGAGAAGCATATTACTAAAAAACAAGCCCAGCATCTATGGCATGATTTCGAGGCTCATGCTGGCTATTCTTTTAACCGTTCTCATGCTGTTGCTTATTCCATGCTTAGCTATTATACGGCTTGGCTTAAGACTTATTACCCTCTTGAGTTCATGTTTTCAATTCTTAAAAACGAAAACGATAAAGATGTTCGTACGGAATACTTAATTGAATCTAAGCGCTTAGGACTTAAGGTTCTTTTACCACACATTAATGAGTCAGATATCTATTTCTCATTACAGAAAGATTCAATTCGATTTGGATTAGCTGAAGTTAAGTTTATTTCAGACAGTATTGCAAATAAGATTATTGAGAAAAGACCTTATGTAGACTACGCTGATTTTATACAAAAGGCTTCAGCAAAGGGTAGCGGTATTAATAGTAGAGCAATCTCTGCATTAAATGCTATTGGCGGTGCAGCATTTGATGATAACTTAAGAGACGGTAAAGAAAAAGAAAATTATTACGAGTATCTTGGAATACCTACATTTAATCTAGATCTTCCTCCAAGAATTAAGTCTCAAGCAAGACCGATATCTGAGTTTGACGACCTTGGGGCATTCGTAATGTTTGGAATGGTTAAATCAATTAAGCGTGGAACTGGGTGGGCTAGAGTAGAACTTGTAGATGAAACTGGCGCCATAGGATTATTTCATAACGAACAAACACCCATAGAGACTGGCCAAATGTATTTTATTTTAGTCGGAGATAACAGAATTGCCAAGTATGTAAAGGTTCAAGATATTACTCCTGATTCAAAAAATACATTTGTAGACTTTTTATATAGAAAAGAATATGACTTACAGGAAAAAGAATACATGGTTGTTGACTTTACCCCCTATAAAACAAAGGCTGGTAAAACCATGGCACATATAGTATTATCCGATAAAGATAAAAATCTAACTAGAGCAATTGTTTTTTCTAGTCTATATAAGATCGCCCTAGCTAAAATGCGTGAGGGAATGAAGTGTCAGGTCATCATATCAAAACTTGATGACGGGACTTTAAATATTAAGGAGATAAAGTGACAGATGACATACAGGGCTTAGTTACTTCAATAAGCATTAACCAAGTGTTGGTTGCTGTCTTAGAAGAATATGGAAAGTTAACAGTTCCCACTCTAAGGTTTTTAGATGCGGGAGCGACAGAAAAAGAATTAGTAATAGATTATGATGAGGAAGGCCCATCATTTACATTTAGTTTAAGGGACAAAATTGAACAGCAATGAAATTCTAGCCGATTACGGACTTGATGCATTAGCAGCAATGCTTCATGAAACAGCAAGAGACAAAGGGTTCTGGGATGGAGAATATTCTCATGACAAGATTGGAAACAAACTTGCACTTGTACATTCAGAAGTTACTGAAGTACTAGAGGCAATTAGAAAATCTCAAGGATCTGAAAAGGTTGTAGAGGAAATTGCAGATGTTATTATTCGATTACTAGATGTGTATGCAGCAATGAGGAATGAAGAACAAATTCTTCATAGTTTAGATGAAATACTGGAAGCAAAAATAAATAAAAATAAAGAGCGTCCAAGACTTCACGGCAACCTATTTTAATGATATAATAAGCAGAGAGAAGAAAGAATAATAATGGAAATTGTATTAGACAATATATTAGCAAAACTAGATCCAAAAACAAGAGCACGAGTTCAATCAGCAGTAGATGTAAATGTAGATAAGCAACCAACACCAAGCATAGGGCTAAACCTTGCCTTAAAAGGCGGACTTGCCTATGGAAGACAGATTCTTGTTTGGGGAAATAAGTCTGCTGGTAAATCTTCTTTCTGCTTACAGATGTTGGCCTTGGCACAAAAAGAAGGCAAGAGCTGTGCTTGGATTGATGCAGAGCATTCTTATGATCCAGAATGGGCCAAGAGTCTTGGCGTGGATTCAGAAAAATTAATTTATTCACAGGCAAAAACTGTAAACGATATGGTAGATGTTGCAACTAAGTTGATGGAAGCAGAGGTCGATATTATTGTTGTTGACTCTATCTCCGCATTGCTACCAGCAATCTATTTTGAAAAAGATGGAAACGAATTAAAAGATTTGCAAGACACTAAGCAAATCGGTGCAGAAGCAAAGGATATGACTCACGCAGTCAAAATGTTAAACTATGCAAACAAAAATACATTACTTATTCTCATTTCACAACAGAGAAACCAATTTGGATCTATGCATGCTAGCCACATACCCACGGGCGGAATGGCAGTTAAGTTCTTTTCCTCTACCGTTATTAAACTATGGTCTTCGGAAGCCGAAGCTAACGCTATTAAGGCTGGCGTTAAAGTTGGCGACAAGATTATTGAACAAAGAGTTGGCAGACCAGTCAATTGGATTATTGATTACAACAAAGTCGGTCCCCCAAATTTATCAGGACAATATGATTTTTACTACCAAGGGGAAAACTTAGGGGTAGACCTTGTAGGAGAAACTTTAGATGTTGCAGAAATGTGTGGCATAGTTGAAAAAGGTGGCGCTTGGTATACCGTAAACGGAGAAAGATTTCAAGGAAGGGCGAAAGCAGTGCAGTATCTTCGTGACAACCCTAAAGTGGTTACAAAACTACAGGAGGATATCCGTGCCAAATCTTAATGAGTTCTTTAAAAAAGAAGAAATAATGGCTTCCGAACTTGAAAGGTTTGGTGGCAAGAAACCATGCGCTAAATGTGATAAGGATGCAGAAGAGTATTTTTGGGACGCAATGTCTCTTACTATGAGTTGGGAATGTCCCGATGGTCACAAAAATTCATTTAAGGTTAACTAATGTCAGAAAGATCTGAAGTTAAAAGAGACGGAGCTAAAGCACAAAAAAATAGTGGGCGGGGCGATTACCAAAAGGGTGATGCTAAATGGAAACAATTCTTGGTTGATTATAAGGAAGCATCCTCGTCTTTTGCATTAAACAAATCTGTCTGGTCAAAAATATGCACAGATACTTTTAAAGTAAGTCGTGACATGCACCCAGCCTTAAAGATTATTATAGGAACGGATTCCAAGGTAAGACTTGGAATAATTGAATGGGCGGTATTACAAGAATTAATACAGTTCTGGGAGGACAATAATGTCAAGCGGTAAAAGAAATAACAAGATGCCATTTAATCCAACTCAAATTAAAAACGGTAGGATTGTCAGGCTTAGAAAAGATGGTACCGTAAAGGCCGATCTTGGCCCTTACAAAGTAAAGCATAAGGAAGTTAAGTAAAGGCTATGGAGATGTTTTTAATTTCAGGAATTGCAATAGGATTTTTAATCGGATACCCGCTTGGATTATTTATAGACAAATTAGATAAAAAAGAAAAGGCTAAAAATGACAAACGATAAAAATACTCTAGAGCTAATTAGTTCTATTACAGAATTTAATGAGATCCATGAGTATATGAAAGACGATCAACTAGATAAGGCATTGGCTATTGTAGTAAAGCTATTGATGAATCCAGATGTTCCTTCCGCTAAAGCTCCTTATTTAATCATAGAGTTGCAGGCTATGTCCACAAAATTTTCTATGATGGCTTCAGTTTACTCAACTATTGCTAAAGATAAAGCAGGAACTGTTAACAATAACAAAAAGAATATATATTATTCTGCTAAAGAGTCTATTGATAAGTTAGTAGACGCACTAAAATATGTTGTTAGGTATAGTTCATAATGGTTATATTAAGTAAAATTTATACAAAGACTGGCAATGATGGTCAAACTTCTACTGCCAACAATGAAAGAGTTTCTAAGACCAGCCTCATAATGGAAGCCATAGGTGCCGTAGATGAAGCTAACTCTGCTATTGGAATGGCTACAGATGAATATAATGATATTATTGAAAGAGTTCAAAGCGACCTGTTCGATCTTGGGGCAGAGATTGCTGGTGCCCCAACAATAACAATATCTGAAAATAGAATTACATACTTAGAAAATGTAATTGATGACTATAATGAATACCTAGAGCCACTTAGATCTTTTGTTTTGCCTACAGGACCACTACACAATGCTAGGACTGTTGTGAGGAGGGCAGAGCGGGAAGTATGGAAAATAGAAAATGTTAATCCAAACATTCCTAAATATTTAAATCGTCTATCAGACTTATTGTTTGTTATGGCTAGATATCACAATAAAGGAAAAGAAAAATTATGGGTGCCAAATAATGGGTAGAGATATTGTAAAGAACCTTAAGTTTAAAAAACATGCAGGCAAGCACTTCGACCCAGAAAGATTTGCTCAGCTATTAGATGAGTCTTATCGTAACACTAAACGTGCTGATGGGGAGATGACAAAAAAATCATTTAGCCCCAGTACTCTTGGATATGGTCATGGAACATGCCCCCGCTATTGGTACATGGCATTTAGTGGCGCAATGTTTATTGATGATAATGATGCGGTAGCAGTTGCTAATATGGCACAGGGTACACAGGCCCATGAAAGATTACAAAAACTTATTGCATCTATGCCAGAGTTTAGAGCAGAAGAAGAAGAAATAGTAAACGAGTATCCTCCTATTCGTGGATTTATAGATTTAATTATGGAGTATGACTCAGAAACGGTGCTTGGCGAAATAAAAACGGCTAAGCAAGAGGTATGGGATCAAAGGCAGGCAGAGATGAAACCTACTACTAATCACCTACTACAGCTTCTTACATACATGAAACTAAAGAATGCTAAAGAAGGATTCTTCTTGTATGAAAATAAAAATACTCAAGAGGTAATTGTTATACCAATTTCTATGAATGACAAGAATAAGGAAATTATTGAAGAGGCATTTACATGGATGTGTGAGGTATGGGATAACTTTAAAGATGGAGATCTTCCGATGCGTCCAGCAGGGGCATCTAAATCTAAAATGCCTTGCACCTATTGCCCAATTAAAAAAGAATGTTATGCTGGACTTTTGGGTACAGTTCAAATAGAGTCGTATCGGGTTCCCAAGCTGTGATTTGTGCAAATAAAGATTGTTTAAATGGTAAGGAGTTTACTCCTAAAACTCATAATCAAAAGTATTGTTCTGATGAATGTTGCAGAATTGCAACAAACAAAAGGATTATGGAAAAGTATTATGAGAGAAAAGCTATTAGAAATGGTGCAGCCCGTGGTTGCAAAAAATGTGGTGCACAATTAAGTAGGTATAACGATGCTTCGCTATGCGCTGCATGTCAAAAAAAGATAGATATAAATAAAAGATCTAAGATAAAGGGCATGATAGATGAAGTTAGCTGAATTAGTTAAGACTAAAGCTAATAGAGTTTTAGGGATAGATGCCTCAACAAACTCAGTTGCTTTCTGCTTAATGGAAAACGACAAGCCATTAAAATGGGGCAAGATAAACTTTGTCGGTCAAGACATTTATGAAAAGATTTACGACGCTAAAATTAAAACCAGTTCTATGTTAGAAAAATTAAAGAGTGATTATATTGCTGTAGAGGGTGCGATACTTGTTAGATCTCCCGATGCCGTGATAAAATTATCCTATGTCTACGGTGTCGTCATTGCTGAGCTTATGTCTACTGGCGCTTCCGTTATTACTATATCCCCTAGTTCTTGGCAGGCATATATTGGTAATAAGAATCCAACCAAAGAAGAAAAGGCGGCTATCAGGGTAAAGAATCCAGGATACGCAGACTCTTGGTATAAAACTCAATTAAGAAACATGCGTAAACAAAGAACGGTAGATTACTTTAATAAAAAGTATGGACTGTCTATAACAGATTTTGACGTAGCAGATGCATTCGGCATTGCTCATTATGCTAATAAGGTGTTGACAGAAAGATGAAGTTATATCAAAGTCAAACATGGCTGTATCGAAGATACGTAGTTCAAAAGAAAACGGTAACAGAAATTGCCGAAGAGTGTAAAGTCTCTGCAATGACCATACAGAGACATTTAGAGAAATTTCAATTAATTAGGAGGCGGTAATGTTAAGACCAGTATTTGAAGACATGAAAACATTTAAATGTGAGGATTTATATCTTCATTCAGTAGGGGCACCTGCTGGCACACAGATATGGAAGACATGCCATGAGATTGCTCACATGCTTATTGACAAGAATATCTCATACGGCAACTCTGCCCTTGAGCCTGCCAGAATATTTTCGACGGCGGATTCAACAGAACAATTAAAAGTACGCATAGATGATAAATTAAATAGAGTAAAGAATAATCAGGGATTTGCTGGGGATAATGATATAGATGATTTAATTGGCTACCTTGTATTATATAAAATAGCTAAATCTAGTTGATTTTTTAGTCGACTAAGAGTATACTCTAACATATGTCCGAAATTGAATTAGCCGATCATTTTGATCGCATGAACATGGTAGTCTCAGAACTACTTAAAGGAAATAGCCCTACCCAGATTGCCGCCGTCACGGGCTTTAAGAGAGCTGAAGTGGTTGAGTTAATAGATGAGTGGAAGAACGTTGTACACAATGACACAGCGGCCCGTGAGAGGGCTAAAGAGGCTATCTCTGGAGCAGACCAACACTACGCTATGCTCATCAAAGAGGCATGGAAAACCGTTGAAGACGCAGATCAGGCGGGACAACTAAATGTTAAATCAGGAGCACTAAAGCTTATTGCCGATATTGAAGGTAAAAGAATTGGAATGCTTCAAGAAGTTGGCCTACTTGACAATGCTGAGTTGGCAAATCAAATTGCAGAAACAGAACGTAAGCAAGATATCCTCGTTAAAATATTAAAAGAAGTTACAGCCTCATGTTCTAAATGCAAGATGGATGTTGCAAAGCGCTTATCACAGATTACTGGAGTGGTGGAGCCAATAGAGATTATTGAGGAAGTAAGTGGATCTTAATTTTAATGATCTTATTGATATTCTAGATGGCGAAGAGTTTGAAGAGCGGCCAATAGATTTAAGAACATTTGTAACCAGTCCAGACTATCTTGGACTTCCGCCATTATCTGAATATCAATATACATTAATTGAAAAGTCTTCTCAGGTATATAAAGAGTCTACTTTAATTAAATTGTTTGGCGAAGAAGAAGGCAAAAGAATGTTTAAGCAGACAGCCAACGAGGTTGTTGCTCAACTAGGAAAGGGTTCTGGAAAGGACTACTGCTCTACAATATCAGTTGCCTATATAGTGTATTTACTATTATGCCTTAAGGATCCAGCACAGTATTACGGCAAGCCACCTGGAGACTCAATTGATATTATTAATATTGCTATTAATGCTCAGCAGGCGAACAATGTCTTCTTTAAAGGCCTTAGAACACGCATAGATAAATCACCATGGTTTGTAGGAAAGTATACAGA